CGGTATCAACCGGTTGGCCAAGTTCGCGTCTATGGGTTCAGGGCTTACTTTTCCGATCGAGGCGATGGTTTTCCTTACCATTGTCTTTGTCGCGATCGAGGAAGCCCTTAATCGACCCCTGACCCGAAGCGATGTTCATTCGCTTAGGGGCCAGGTGCGCGTTTACGGGGATGATATCATTGTCCCCGTGGACTACGCGCGTTCCGTTGCTGATTGGCTGGAAGCCTTCGGGCTAAAGGTCAACCGGCGCAAGTCTTTCTGGACTGGAAAGTTCAGGGAGTCTTGCGGTGCGGAGTTCTACGATGGGTCGGACGTATCAATAGTCCGGTTCAGGCAGAAGCTTCCAACGCAACGGAGGTACGGCAAGGAGATAGAAGGCGAAGACGCAGTGCGCGTGATTAGCGCAGTATCGCTCCGGAACCAGCTCTATGAGCGTGGCTGGAGCGACTCGGTCGCCTGGTTGGATAACTATTTGGGACGGGTAATCCCTTTACCATTAGTTATGCCATCCTCTCCCGTATTAGGTAGGTGGTGTTTTCTCGGTTATCACACCGAACGGACCCACCGAGATTGGCAGAGCCCCCTTGTCAGGGGTTATGTCGACAGCTCTGAATCTCCTCCTTCCCCATTGGATGGTTCAGGAGCCCTAATGAAGGTGTTCTCTAATCCTCTCCCCCCGTTTCACGGGAGTGACGATATCGTGCGGATAGCTACCCGCGATGAGAAGCACCTATGTCGTGCTGGACGTCCCTCAACCGTCCGTATCAAGTTGAGGTACGATAGCCCTTTCTAGGAAGCGGGTTAACTGGTGAAATCCACCATGTTGTTGACCTGCTCGTTGCTGAACATGCCGCGGTAGAACCACTGCATCAGCGTAGCTGAATGCACGTAGCCTGCCCACGGTGTGTCCGTGTTCACGTCGATAAAGTCTAGCTCCAATGCTGACGGGCGGAAGCCCAACGGCAGGATGCCGACCAAGTCGTCACGTGACGCCTCTTTGTGGACGTACAAGAACTGTTCGCCACCTAGAGAACAACGGATGATCCTCTGAACTTCGTTCATGATCTCTCCTAGCATTGATATCGTAGGGCCGCGCCCCCTTTGGGGAGGCGCGGTGCTCTTAGGAGCATGTGGAGGCCTGAGTGGCCTCTCCTGGCCATAACGAGCGTAGCTAAACCGGCG